ACTTCAATTGAATGAGCTTCAGGACATAACACTTTAGATGGAACATACTTCAATAACATTTTATCAATAGACGCGTGTTCTATTTGTGCTACATGACTATTCAACTCGGGCTCGAAAACCCAAGTTCTTTTCAGGAATGATGTATCTTTTATATTCAAAAAAGGAACTGATTCAGCATCCTTATCTGCCATAGTGTATCTAATACCCAATTTTGCAAATTCTTCTACAAGAACTGTATGATTATAATTAGTAATTTCTTTAGATACTCCTAAGATATTATCATCTCCATATGTCATTAAGGCAACGTGTTTTTGAAAATCTTCAATTTTATTTCCTTTAATAACCCACACATATCTTAATATGAGTGAATTAACAATACAATTAACGATCACTGTTAAAGGGTGTCCCGAAGGATTTGAACCCCAAAATTCAACTAAATCGCCATTAAAATCAGTCATAGGAAAAGCAGTATCATAAGCAATACCGCTTACAATTTGAAGATCTTTCTCAGACCAACCAGCGGCTCGTAATATTTGTTTAATCACATCATAAGCCGAAAGGATTAAATGTGCTGACATATTTTTATCATAAGCTGAGTAATCTCCAGCTATCATTCTATCCTTGCCAAATTTGGTTAAGTATCTGTAAATTTGCTCCCATTCAAGAGAAGTCGCATTAGTTCCAGGGGCAGCCTCAAAAACAAACTTGTTATTTTGCATGACCCTAATAAAAGGTAATAAATACATTCTAACTACAACTGCCCAATCAGCAGGACATGATGAAAAAACCCTAGTAGCTCCAGAAATAATTTTCTTTTCACTAATAGGTTCATCCTTTAATTGACCTGTCATAATGGGAGAATATCTAAATCCTTCACTATAAAGTTTAATTATATTATCTACTCTATCATTGAAAGCATCATCAAATCTGACATAATCTTGCCAAATATCATGTTGACCTTCATATATAAGGAAATTAGATTTTTTAGATCTCCAGGGAAATCCCATTGAAGTATTTCTCTTCATTTTATCTATAAATTTGACGCCTGGTTGTCCATTAATAGAACAATCTCTATCTAAGATAATCATTTCTCTCATATCTTTATCAGATAGTTGAGATAAGAT